ACGTTGCATTCCGGGTTGTGCCGGGATAGGCGTCAGCGATATCTCCAAAAGTGTTGGCCCTTCCTCTTGCCCGGTCGTCTTGTTGATATAGTTGTCGTGATAGGCAGGGCTCAAGAAGTCATAACGCCCGGATTTGATCAGCTTCTCGCCCTCCGAAGTGAACTCGATATCCGCAGCGAGCCCCTCATCCTTTACCCGCAACGCCTTAATCTCCCCGTACTTGCCACCTTTGCTCTCGTGAGACAGAAGCACCGGTATCGGATACGGCACAATCTTCCGGTCGAGATTCTTCTTGAGCTGTTCCGCGATTCTCTTCGAGTGTTCAACCCTGCCGTATCGAGAATCGTAGAAGGTTTGGAAAGGCAGGATCAGAACTTCTTTTGTCACACCGTTTTCACCTCCTGTGATTCGGTTAACAGGTTTGCAATTATGTCTTTGATTGCGTTCAGTTGCGATTCTTCCCCATGTTCCTCGGCGTGTTTACGGTATCCTTCGCTGTCGTACTGGTTGCTTAGGATCATCCGCGCGGCCTCGTCTACGGTGTTGTACAGGTATTCCTCGGGATACACGTCGGTTGCTCCCCAGAAGTGATGGATGATCGGTTTAATCCCTTTGCTCTCCGCTTCGAGGATCGCCATGCCGGTCCCTTCGGTGTAGGATGTCGAGAGGAAGTAGTTCTTATCTTCGAGGAAGGCGTTCATGTCTTTTTGATGCCCTACGAAGTGGATGTTACGTTCCAGCCCAAGCTGTGTGATGATGTGTTTGAGGTATTGCCAGAGCCGGATGTCTTGGAGTTCGCCAGCCCAGAATAACTCGTATCTGGGATCCAACCGCGCGAGCTGGTTCATTATCTGCACCATCATCATCGGGTTCTTCAGCGCGTTGATATGCCCGGCGAATGCGATCTTGTATCCGGTCCCGTGGTTACCGTAGCTGAATCGTTTGGTATCCACGCCCATCGGCACGAGAGCGACTTTATCCGCAGGCACGATCTCTTTCGCCAGCTCATAGATATGATCCGCTTCGAACATCACACAATCGGCGTTGTTGTAGTTGATTTGCTTCAGGAATCCGTTGTAAGCCTCGTAAGCGTGTACGCGGATGATGGTCTTCTTTGCCGGATACTTGTTTGTCCCGGCGATCGCGAGTTCGTTTCCGAATTCGTACCAAACGAGATCGGCCCAGTCGATGTACTGCTTCGCGTGTTCGATGTCACTTACCACCGCCGTCTGCACGATATAATCCCGCGCGAGTTCGTGTCGCACGCCGTGGAGGAATGAAGCGAGGCCCGGCGCGACGATGATTGCGATCTTCTTGCGTTTGGTAGCCATCTCATGATTGGCTTCACCGTACAACCGAGAGTAGTAAGGCGAGAGATTGATCCGTTCGTGATCGGCGAGCTTAAGAATAGCCGGTTCGAAGCGTTTTAAGACATTTGCGTGTTGCGTTTGCGCGAGTGTTCTTATCAATTCATCCGCCGCCCACGTCGTGATCGTCGTGGCCTTCACATCCCGCAGAATCACGAGCGCCATATCGATCATCCCGGTCTCAATCGCGGCCTTTGCCCCGATGATCAGCGCGACGTCGTGATACTTCTCGTATTGCAATGTGAACAGGCACCTGCTCTTGTCGAAAGCCGCAACCTTCGCTGTGTACGTCTCAAAGGCTTTCAAGGCGTTAAGAGGTTGCTTGAGCGCGTTATACATCAATTCCTCAACGATGTAAGAGTCCGGGCAATCGGGAGCCATTGACCGCGCCGCCGAGATGCACGCTCTGATGATGTCTTGTTCGTTGTATTCGAGCGCTTGCAACCCGAGAAGCACGAAGATGTCGTGCATCATTACGGGGATGGTCTTCGTCGTTCTCACTTCCGCAAGCAACGCCTTGCCGTACGTATAGGCTTCTTCTTTCTGCTCACACACAAGAAGTGTTTTGTAATACTGCGCCTTGTAGTAGAGTCGCTCCATCCCGCTGAGTGTGTCGCCTTGGAGTATCTTTTCCATCATAGACAGGAGCCGCTTGCGCTTCTTCTCTCTGAGCTCCGGCGTCCACTGATAACCGTAATGGTTTGATATCAGGTTCGTGGTGATGGTCTCTTGTTCATATTGCGGATGGTTATGCACCGCATACTTGTAGGAGATTGTGCCGCGGCGGAATATTCGAGGGAGTGTGAGCGAGTCTTGGAGTGTGTCCGTGATGATGTTGCGCGTGATCATCATAACCGTCTTAACTTCCGGTGGCTGAGATTCAAGCAATGGCCGGAGTTCTTTTTGCGCCTCTTCCGTAAGTTCTTCATCGCCGTCGTAGATGAATACCCAGTCGCCCTCGCATAAAGCGATCGATGCGTTTCTGGCCTCGCTGAAATCTTCTTTCCATTCGTGGTCATACAGTCTGATCTTTTGATCGTTGAACCCGATGATGATCTCTTTTGTCCGATCAGCAGAACCGGTATCAAGTATCACTATCTCATCCGCGATTGGTAGAACGCTTCGGAGCGCCCTTTCTATGTTCTTTTCCTCGTCCCGTACAATCATTGCAACGCTAACTAACATCTCTCTTTATGCTCCTTTCGCATAGATTCTCGCGGATTCGAAGAGCGGCGCGCAGTAACGCAGCATCTCCTCGCGAGGGATGGATGGTACACGGATAAAGCTCGGTAATCGGTTGTTTAGATAACTGGAGGCAACCGTCATGAAGTAGTTACGCAGGTATTCCGCACGGTTAATCGTTGCATTTCGCGGCATATACACGCTGTCCTCAAAATGATCGACGATATATCGAAGGATCGCGTTGATCGCTCGAATGCGCCGTTCAATCCCGTGCGTATGGCTTGATTTGTGTATGCGATAGTGGCGGAATGGTTTGTTGATCGCTTTGGTACGCAAGCCCATTCGAAGATAGTGCATGGTGTTGATCGTGTCCACGTCGCATCCGAGATACTTGATATAACCGCGGCGCTTTAAGAAGGACGCTCTCATCAATCCTTTCGAAGAGAGCACACTTGACCCGTGCCGTTCGAAGGTTCGCCGTACCGCGTCTTTCGCTTCATAATCCTCAACCGGCCACATCTCCGTCGAGCGGCCGTCTTCGTAATGCACGCAGCAACCTGAGTACACGTAATCTATCCGCGGATCAGATTCGATCAGCTTCACCGATTCCGCGATCGTGTCCGGTTCGAGCCAGTCGTCCGCGTCGTAGAAATAGATGTACTTGCCCTTCGCCTCTTCTATCATTCGGTTTGTGCCTTCCAACACGCGGCCCGAGTTCATATCCGATCGAATGATCTTAATGCGATCGGTATAACGGTTCAGCACATCGCCGGATTCGTCGGTCGAGCAGTCGTCGTACACAATGATCTCGAGATTGCGGTGTGTCTGGTCAAGCATCGAATCGATGCACTGCGCGAGATACCGCCCGTAGTTGTAGTTATTGATCCCGACCGTAACTAACGGCGCCGTTTCCATTTTCTCGCCTTCTCTTCTTTTGCCGTTTCTTTTGCGGTGATCCCCGCGTAGAATCCAAGGCCGAGGCCAAGACCCACGCCGATGATGAATAGTATGATGTGCATTCTCTTCACTCTCCCAAACAAAAAAGAGCCTTCCGGCTCTTCTTTGTGTTTATTATTCACTTGGTGAATGTTTAGTATTGATTCAGCACCGAGAGTATCGTCGCAATATCCTCAGGGCGTTGCTTTGTTTCTGTCTTGAGATATGTATCGTTTATGTTCTTGTATTGTTCCTTGCGCTTGGAATACTTCGTGACCGGCTCGAGATTCGAACGGCAGTTGACGTGCAACGGCGGCGTATTGGAAGCGATCGCGCCTGTATCGTGCGCCGGGATGAATATGTTATTGCGTTCGCGACACATATCCGTTGTAAGCATATCCAGTACCGCGTTGAAACGATATCCCTCGAGTATCGTGCTGCCTTGACACTCTTCAAGCGTCCCGACGTTATACGCCCGCGTCGCTTCGGTGATAGCGATTGCTTTCGCCCGTTGCCTCGCGAAGTCGGTGATCTTGTTGCGGAGATAGGTCGTCGCCTGCTCCGCGCTCATCCCCTGCTTGATGGTATCGTTAATGAGATCAGTCACGTGTTCGAGCGTGTCTTGCGCTTCAATCCCCGCGAGCTTGACCGTGTACTGGTTCATAAACGCCATCGCCTTCTCGCTCGGCCGGAAGTATTCGTCGAACGCTTCCGCTTCATTCTTAATGAGTTTCGTCCCGATGATTCCGAGCAATCCCTTCACGAGTTTGGCGTCGTTCTGCAAAATGATCTTGAGCACGGCCACTGTCTGGCTCCAATCAGGTGTCGCAAATCGCCGGTTAGGCGCGCGCGTGAACTTGCCCCGCGCCTGCTTGACAATATCGCCAAATCCGCTGATACGACCGTACAGGAACGCCGTCATCACACCGCTCATAATCGCGTTTTGAAAATCAGGAATGATGTCGTAGGTTATGGATCGATTATCAGTTACCGCCTGCCGAAGCCGTTTCCACGGGCTCATCAGGTAGTGTGTTATTCGGTTCTCCGCGTAAATGAGCGCCGTCTTTGTCATTATCGCCGTCGGCATCCGGTATCACCGCCCCTTCGTATTCCGGGATAGATAGCATGTCGCGAATCCACGGTTCCGTGGGATCCACCACGCCGCCGCTTATCAACGCGGTTATATATCCAGCCATCGCCGTCTTGTCATCAACGCTCGGTTGCACGTTGATCGCGAACTCGCCATAATCCTCTTGCACGCCGAAGTTGTACTCAACAAGCCGTGTTATCAGCTGGTCAAGGATTTGGTTCGCGTAGTTCGTCGCCTGCGAACGCATCGTGTCTTGAAAGAGCTGCATATGTGTTTTGCTCATCGCGTACGCGCCGGTATCCGAAGACGATGATATCAGTTGAGGCACTTGCAAGCCGCGGAAGATGAGCGTGTTCAGGTATTCGATCGAGTCTTGGAAACTCCGGGCCATATCGCTCCCTGGTTGAAGCGTGGATATCTTGTCACCGATCGGCACCGATACGCCGGCCTTCGAAAACCACGACGCGAATATCGCGCGCGCCGCGTTCGGATCGGATGATTCCGCAACGACCGTCGGGATTGCAAACTTCTCCATCGCAACCGCCCACCACTTCTTTAGGGCCGTCTTGAACTGCCAGCTCGAGAACACCGGCCGGAGAACGCTCTCCCCATAAATGCCATCGCCGTTGCGGAGTATCAGACACTTCTCCGGAGGCAGGATGATCTTGCCGTATTTGATCGTCGTGAACTCAACCGCGAGCGATTCGTCATCTTGAACCTTGAACGCGCATTGATACGGCGCGAGCCGTGTGATGTCGGCCACCTTTGCGATACCGTTATCGATCGTGTAGATGATCTCTCCGACCGCATAACCGTAGCCTTGAGCCTCATAGATCATTCGCTGGAGCACGTTGCCGATAGAGGTGTTAGAGAAGTCTATCGCTTGGTTGATTGTCTCGTCGACTCGCTCATCCGGATGCGTGTATCTCCCGATCGATGAGTAGATCATGTTTGTCGTGTACTTGAGCCCCGCCTTGACCGTCTCGTCACGCGTGAGCATCTTTTCTTTGTCTTCGTTCTCGAGGTCATCTT